TATATACCAATGGAAGCTGAAGTGAAATATTATTCAAAGGTAGAGGAATTTTAATTAAAATAGGTTATATTATATAATATGGGTACTAAGAAACAAAAGGGCTTTCCAAAGCAAAACAATTACTGGCAATTTCGCAACAAACACGGAAGAGATCACAAGTATACTCCTGAGGCTTTGTGGAAAGAAGCTGAGAAATATTTTCAATGGGTGGAAGATAACCCGCTATGGAAAATGAAGCTATTTGCATATCAAGGATTAATTACAAAAGCTAATGTGCCAAAGATGAGGGCGATGACTATTACTGCATTTTGTTTGTTTGCTGATATATGTCCCAATACGTGGAAAAACTATAAAGAAACAAATGATTTTATGCCAGTCACAAAGAGAATTGAAAAGGTTGTATATTCTCAGAAGTTTGAAGGCGCAAGTGCAGACCTGTTAAATGCCAACATTATAGCCCGTGATTTGGGATTAAAAGAACGCACCGATGTAACTACAGATGACGAACCAATAAACGACTCACCATTAACCGATGAAGAGCGGGCGTTTCTTGCCAAAAGACTTAGAGAACATAGAGATTCCTGAAAGCGAAACATATGACAGCTTATTGAGGGGTGAGGCAAGGTGTAGGCACCTTCGCTTTATGGAATATTGCTGGCAGCGCCACAAGGATTTTAAAATAGGTGTACATACAGAGGCTATCTGTAATGAAATCGATACCGCTTTCCAGAATTACCGCAATGGTGTATCCACGTTTTTAATCATCTTAGTATGTCACAGACAGGGGAAGTCAGAGATAGTTAGTCGCTTCCTCCCCGCTCATTTCTTAGGCGAGTTTCCTGATTCTGAGGTAGTACTCACATCACATAACGCCACCCTTGCTTATAAGTTCAGTAGGTTCAGTCGTAGCGTGGTTAAATCGTCACGCTTTCATGAGTTATACCCCGATGTGGGCATATCAAAGGAACGTGCAGCGGTTGGGGAATGGGGCATAGAGGGCACGCAGGGAGCCGCTCAGTTTATGGGGATACTGTCAGGCACCGCCGGGATAGGTGGCAATTTAATTGTAGTAGATGATTATTTAGGCACAAGGGAGGATGCAGAGTCTGAGGTAATGAGGGAAAAGCTATGGGACGCTTATACTGATGATATATTCACCCGCCGGAATCACCCCTGTATATTATTATTTACCGTTACACCGTGGCATGTCGATGATATAGTGGGTAGGATAAAGCTTAAAATGGATGACGATAAAAGCTACCCACAATTTAAAGTGCTTAAATTCCCCGCCAAATCATCAGATTACTCAACCGGTTATCTATTCCCAGAAATGTACCCAGAGGTATGGTATAAGGAACAAGAGGTTGTATTGGGTAAATATGGATGGGCTTCTCTTGGTCAGTGTGATCCTCAGATTAAAGCCGGTAATATGCTGCGTACTGATAAGATTAAGTATTACGAGGATGACGCAGAGATACCCGATGATATACAATGGGTCAGGGGTTGGGATTTGGCCAGCTCATCAAAGCAGAAGGTTAAGTCTGACCCTGATTACACGGTAGGTGTTAAGATGGGCATTAAATGGATTAAAAGCACCATACCGGGTCACGATATACCGATAATTTATATAGATGACGTTGTAAGGGGTCAATGGGAGTCTACACAGCGTAATAAGATCATTATAGGCACTACCATAGCTGATGGGTTTATACGGTGTGGAATAGAGGCCTTCGCTGCCTATAAGGACGCTTATGTTGATATAAGTAATGTGTTAAAGGGTATACGCTCAGTTGAGAAGATGCAGCTACCGGGGGATAAGGTAACTAAGGCATCACCACTCGAACCGGTATTCGAGGCTGGCAATGTGTATATGAGGCGTGCTGATTGGAACGCTGTATTTTTAAACGTGGTAGGCGCTTTCCCGGGTGGCGCTCATGATGACGATGTTGACGCCCTTGCTGTGGGATATGGTATGTGTAAGACCTCGGGACTTGGATTATACACCGGTGAAATGTTCGAGGAGAGCACAGAACGCCGTCACAAGCTAATAGAGACAACCAACGCACGTATAAAAGCCCGTGAACAGGTAACATGTGAATTAGACGATTATATGGCATTTCTAAGAGAGCATTTACAAGAAAAAGCAAAAGATGAATCTATTGAAGAAAAAAAGAATTATATTATTAATGAGACAAAACGATTAGATAGTGTATTGGGTTATGATGAATTGGAGGGTGTTGTATGAGAACGATAGAAAATATAATAGCTGTTATAACATTGCGTATTGTAAGGGCTATGTGTAAGCGTGGATGGGCGGGCAGTTCTGATATTTTACTAAAATATATTTGCAAGCGGTGTAATATAGTTTGTACGGTGGTGAAACCGGTTATCCATAGGAGGGCTTTATGAGTAGTTTCCAAATATTTCTTTTAGTTATTATTTTATTTTACGTAACATGTGGACATCGGATGGTTGGCAAGTGAAGGTATATAAGAATGTTGAGCGTATAGCTGACAAGGTGTTTCGCTCATTCCATGATGGGGAAACCGAATACAGAATAGGCGATACTATTGAATCAGACACCGGGATATATGTATATTTAACAAAGGAATTAGCTGACAGGGGGGCGTTTGCTGATGAAAAGAAATCTTATCAGATAGAACTTGTTATAGATTCGCTCGATGAGGTAAGAATATCAAAGAAGAAACAGCACTATGTACCACGGGCTAAATTCACAAAGGTTATAAAGGCTAATATGGGATGGCAGAAATATCGTGATAAAAGGAGTGTCCGCTGCATTGGGTGTGGCTTGGTATTTGAAAGGTATGACCGGAGAGTAGAAGTACTGTCAGACCCGCTATTATGTGAATGTATTAATTGTAAGGGGGCAAGTAAGTGAATTTCACAAACCAATATTATATAATGTGTGATTGCAACGATGTACAGTCACACGGCTTTGGCCCCGCAAGATTACCCTTACAGCATGATGTACAGTCATGGATATTCCAATATGGCTCATGCCAATACAAGCTATTAACAGACTTCTATGAATGGTGTAAGGAATATCGCAAGACTGACATTAAGATGGTTAAAGGTTGCACACTGGAGGAACTTTGGCTTATGTTTTATATGTGGAGAGACCACTATAAAATATGGGATGGTAAAAAGTGGATAAAAGAATAATAAAAATATTGAAAAGTTTGATTATATTTATATAGGTATAGTGAGGGCAGACTGTGAACATGAATGATTCAACCTGTAAATAAATACGGAGCCGATAAGCAATTACCTACCAGAAAAAAAGCAGTAACTAATTTAGACCCGAATTTCCTCATGTCGTCAGCGGGTAAATCACTCACTGTTGGGGATATTACCGACCAGCCGTACATTAATCACATATGGACATATGCATCGTGTAAGGTAATTAATACCAATGTATCAAAACTCCCTAAGATTATAGCGTCTAAAAAAGACCCCGAAGACTACCAGACAGACCACCCTGCATTAGATTTATTTGATGATCCCAACCCGTGGATGAGTTCTATTAATTTCTGGCAGGCTATTGTATTGGGACTGTTGCTTCCTTCTGATAGACAGGACGTTATAGAATCGGGAAGCAAAAAGGGCGGTGCATATAACAGCGGTGACCCCACGGGCGGGCAGGTGTTTCTTGTGTGTGTTAGTAAATCAGGCGAGCCGGTTAATTTAGATAAGGGAGAAATCCCCGACGCCATATTCCCTTTCACTGATAAGAACGTAGCACCTAAACAATTAAAAAAAGACGGTATGGTTGGTTTAGACGGCTGGGTGTGGATGGATAACGACGGTAAGGAGATACTCACATTCGAACCGGGTCAGATAATCCGCATTAACCTATTTAATCCATATGAGTGGACGCGGGGTGTGTCTGATTACTACCCCACATCATTGGCTATGGCTGATGATATACAGTCCGATATATTCAATTCAGAATCATTTAAGAATGACGGTACTGTCGCGGGTGTGCTTAGTACTGATATGGACCTGTCAGACCCACAATATGAGACTTATTATAAGCGTTGGATGAATCGACACGGCGGGGTGGGACGTAATAACACGATAGCCGTACTTGGTCAGGGGCTTAAGTATCAGCAAATAGGACTATCACAAGCCGATATGCAGTTCACCGATCAGAAGAAATACAACTTCCAGAAGTTCGCGGCTGCTTACGGGTTAAATAAAATTGCATACGGGCAATACGAAGATATAAACTATGCCACTATTAAGGAGGGCCGTAAGCTATTGTGGCAGGATACATATAAACCGCTTGACCTGCTTATAACAAGATCAATCACAGACCAGTGGATTAAGTATATAGACAAGGGCTTAATACTTAAATCAGACTATTCTGACATTGAATATCTACGACCCGACTACAAAGACCGGGCAAATGTAGCCGCTGTAATGGTAGAAAAGTTAAGATATACCGCCGCTGCCGCATCAAAAATGGTACGATTACCCCTAACTGAAGAGATGATTAAGGAAATGCCGTGGTTAAATGAGGAACCACCTCAGAAACAACCGGCTGGATTTGGTGTTGAACCGAAGCAAATAGGCGAGAAATTAGTAGAAAAAGCCTTTAAAAAGGGTAATAGCCTGTCAGATGAGGAAAGAATAGCCCTTTCATGGGATTATATACACAAAGTACTCGACCCGGGAGAGAAGCGCTGGAAGACAGAACTGGATAGATTCTTTACAAGGCAGTCTAATTTGATGCAGGATAGTGTAGACAAATGGCTGAAAAAGCAGAAAGCCATACCGGAGAATATCGATAAAGAGGTATATCTTACGGGGTATTGGTTACAGGTTACCAAGACAGAAGAGGGGGGAGAAAGTGGAGCGGGGATTATAATAATGACCCCCGCCGCTTTCATGCTTAACCCCGTTGAGGAGAATGCAAAGCTGATAAAACTATTACGGCCCCTTATAAAAGCACAAATGATTGAAGATGCGAAAAGGCTTGAACAGGAACTGGGCACACTGATAGAATTTAACGTAACCGATGAAACCGTCCAGCAATACATAGACAAACGTAAGGATATTATAAAGGGAATCAACACCACCACGTTTAAAAAGGCTAACAGGAAGATAGGGCTGGCTATTGAGGAAGCAATAAAGATAAACGCAACCCCACAGGAAGCGGCTAAACTGATTAAAGAGGCTATTAAGGACGTTAAGACCGTAAGAAAGAACGCAGCTCAGACAATAGCCCGCACCGAAACCGGTACTATAAGTAACACTACACGGTTCGCAGCATTTCACCAGGAGGGTATAGAGTGGATAGAATGGCTCACCGCCGCTGATGAAAGGGTAAGACCAGACCACGCTATGATAAATGGAACGGTTGTTAAGCTTGGCCAGCTCTTTCCTATAGTTAATCTGAGGTTTCCATTAGACCCGAATGGGCTACCTGGACAAATCATAAATTGCAGATGTGTTCCGATTCCGGCAGTCGCGCCAGGTGCATAATTTAATAAAAAGTATAAATTAAAACAAAATTTTGATTATATTATAAAAAGAATGAACTATACACCAAGCTTTGTTAAAACAACAGACATCAAATGTAGATGCTGCAAGAAGAAACTGTTTGAGAATAAAACCGCAGAGGGCATAGTAGAAATGAAGTGCCCACGATGCAAAGAAATTATAACAATTAAACTGGAGGGTAAGAATGCCAAGAGGTAAAAAGAGCACCTTGAAGATTAATAAAGACACTGAAAGCACACCTGAGACTAAAGAACAGCCACCTGTTGAGGCTGAAGTTGTTAAAACTGAGCTTGTCGAGGTTGAGATTGGTGTTGATATAACCAAAGACGGTAAAACACCCCTTGTGCTTGTGTTTGAATG